GTTCGGGCCGGGCGCCTGCCCGATCAAGAAGCGCCGGAACGCGTCCGAGCCGCGCAGGCCTCCCGTGAAGACCGGAATCGCCTCATCGATGAATGCCGCCCACTGCGCATCGACAGCCTGCTGTCGCCCGCCCTGCATCCCGCGCGCACCGGCGTGCACGATCGACTCCGTGATGCCCTTCGGGTCCTGCCCGAAGATGACCGAGGTCGTGGCGTCGGGATAGGTCTTCTCGATGCTGTCCAGAATGCGAATCGCATTGTTCGCGGAGCCCTGCACGAGATTCGAGCGCACGGTATCTTTGACGGCCACGGAACTCGCCTTCGACTGCTTTGCCGTGATTCCGGCCAGGGTCGGCGTCTGATGCCCCTCGGCGTCCAAGTACACGATCTTCCCCGTCTTCGTAAGCCCTCGGATTCCGATCGGCTCACCGGTCTGATCGGCTGACCCGTCCTCCTTCTTCGGATAGATGAATTCTGTCGCCTTCAGTGGCCCAGTGGTTCCGGTGCCGGTTGCCGCGGCGGCGCGCAGCCGCCCCTCGCGCTGCCTCTTGAGGTCGAGTTCATCGCGCTTGATGCCGGTGCGCTCGTCTCCCTGGCGCGTGCGGCGCTCTTCTGCCACCCGCTTGATCTCGGCATCGGTCTGCGCCTTGTATGAGCGGATTTCCGCCTCGTACGCCCGCATCGCCGCCGTCTGCGCCGACAGCGTCATCCGGTAGTGGTCGAGCTCGGCCTTCTGGTTGGCCTGAATGAACGGCATCAACTGGTCGAGCTGGTCGAGCGCCTGATCCGGCGGCACACCGGCGGCCTTCATGCGCTCCACGACCTTGCCGACGTTGAAGTGGTCGGGCGGCTTCGTGACATCCGGCTGCGCGGGCGCCTGCGGCATCGGGATGCCGCTGGGAGCCGCTGTGGCGGGCGGAGATGAGGGCATCCCGCGGAAGGGCGGAATGGGTTGGGGCGGCGGCGGCGACGCAACAGGCGCGGGCTGTGCTTGCGGCTGCGGTGCCGGCTGCTGCGCGGCAGGGTTGCCACCGCCGGGGGAAAGAGATCCCGGAGAAGGGGCAGGGGCCGTGGACGCGGGAGGTCCTGCCACAGGGGGAAGGGGAAACCCTCCCCCCGGTGATGGCAACGGTTGGCCGGGCATGGGTATACCACCCCCACCGCCCATGCCGAGTAGGGTCTGGCCGGCGCCCGCCCTCGCCTGGAGCGCGCGCTGGCGGTCCTGCTGCGCCGCCTGTAAGACCTGGGCGCGCTGCGACATCTCGAACAGGAGCGCCTGCTCGCGCATCGCCTGCTGGCGACGCTCGGCGGCGCGGTCCTCGAAGTCGAGAAAGCCTGAAGAGGCTCCGGGCATGGGCTATGCGGCGGCGCCGCCCCAGTAGTTGGCGTATGGGTCTACGCTCGCCGGCGCGCTGGGTGCTCCGTAGCTGCTCGCGTTCCAGTACGCGGCATAGGGGTCGTTCGCGGCGGGCGCGGGCGCTGCGGTGCCGCCGCTATTCCACAGGCTCGACAGCCAGCCGCCCGGCGCGAGCGCCTGGTTCGCCCCGGTCAGCAGGGCGTTCGTGCCGGATTGGATGGCGGCGTTGCGGTTGGTCTGATCCGTGTTCGCCTGCCGGAAGTAGCCCCCGGTCGCCCCTTCGAGCGCGTTATATCCCTGGACCTGGCGCCCGAGCTGGTTATTCGCCCAGTCGATGTTGAAGTTCTTCATGACGTCGGCCTCGCCGGCTGCGCCGTAGGGCGACATGGCGACACCGCGGGCGCTCTGGCCGGCTCGGGTCTGGTCCTGCAACTGCTGCGCCGTGCGCCCGTAGAGCGCCTGCTGCGGGTCGCGCGCCATGTTGTAGGTATCTAGACCCGCCTGCCACAGCGTGTTCATCTTCGAGGGGTCAACCTTGTTGCCGCCCGCGAATAGGTCGTAGAGGCCCGTGCCGATGCCAGCGAGCGAAGAGAGCGGGTTTCCCCCACCCCCGGCGCCCGATCCGCCGGACTGACTCAACGCGTTGAGTGCGCTCGGCACGGCGGAGAGCGGGTTAAATGGTAGCCCGCCGGGTGAGCCACCGGGCGCACCGGGGGCCGCGGGAGGTGCTCCCGGGGCGCCCGTAGGAGAGCCCGTCGGCGGCGAGAAGGAGGGCACGCCCCCGGGCGGGGTCATGAAATTGAGCGGGCTCACCAGTTGGTCTACCGCGCTCAACGAGGAGAGCGGAGCCATCGACACGTTGGCGGCCGGCTCGATTCCGGTCATGGCCGAGAGTTGCGCGTCGATCGGCGCCTGCGGCGCCACACTGTAGCCGCCGTAGGGCGTGTTGACGCTCCCCAGCCCCTCCGTGCCTCCGATCGTTCCGGCAGACGGCGTAATGCCCTCGACTGACCCGGCAAAGCCGAGACCGGAGAGAAGGCTGCTCAGGCCGAAAGCCGCCCCCGGAAAAGCCGCCGCCCGGAGCAGCTCCTGCACGCCTTTCGGATTGGTCTGCGAGCCGATGTAGTTCGCGATGTTCTGCGGAATGGCGGTGCGCCCGTCGGGCAGCGTGACCTTCGTGTCCCCGACCACGCCATCCCAGCGACCGCTGCCATCATCCGGATGGTTGCTGGACGAGTATTTCTGCCCGTTGACCGTGGGCATCCCGAAGGCGGTCTGCGCCGAGGATTCGTCCCCGTTGAAGGCCACAAAGGCGGGCCACAAGCCGCCCGCCATGTTGATGAAATTCGGGTTCTGCGAGACGAACTGCTGGAATTCCGGGTAGTAGGGCAGATCGTCCATCGTCATCATGACGTTCGACGAGCTTCCACCGTAGTATCCATCTCCGTCGTCGTGATACCCCGCCATGGCGTTTACCCTATATCCAGTGGACGAACTTCGCGAGCGCGGTCAGCACGTAGAGACCGATGCCCGAGCTCACCAGCCACGTTAGCACACGAATGCCGCCGAGCACATGCGCGGAATTGAGCGAGCACGTCTCCACGTGCTCCTTGAGCGTTTTCTCGGTCTCAGCGAGCTGCTGCTTCATGGGACGAAGGTGATAGGCGGCCACCCGGCGCAGCAAGAGGTTCATCTCCTCGCGGCTAACCGGGCCAGCGCCACGAAGGGCGCAGATCGCATCGTCCACCGGCAAGTCTCCATCGTCCATAGCACTTTCGCTCTACGCTGCTTTTTGTCTACGCTGCTTTTTCTCGCATCGAGGCGAGCACCCGCTCTCTCGCCTTGATGAACCCACCGCCCACCAGCCACATGCGGAAGATGTCCTGAAAGCCGAAGGACTCCTGCCGCGCGAGCGCGTAGGTGCGGTCATCCGGTGCCGTCCCCCACACCGGGTTCCTGTGCTCGTAGATGAGGTCCTCCCGGTAGGCGAGAAGCCCCATGCGCTTGCCGAACTCGCCCCACACGGCGTCGATTCCCCAGTGCACGAAGTGCGTGGGCGAGAGATAGCCCACCGCGCGCGCGAGGTCGCCACCGATGCAGGGCATCGTCGGGATGTTCTCCCCGTGGTGCTGGTCGTTCGCGTAGGCGATGTGCCAGTGCCCGGCGCTCTTTTCGAGTTCCGCGAGCATCCCCGGGGTGATGAGGAGCGCGTCGTCAGCGAGGAAGCCGTAGGTCTCCTCGTTCGGGTAGCGCCCGAGAATGGCGTTGTAGGTGGGGCCGTTGCCGCGCATGGGCACGACCTCGATCTGCCAGCTCGCGGGCCACTTCTGCGAGAGGTACTCGGATAGCCGCGCGTCGTTTTCGTATAGCGTCAGCATGACCGGGGCGTGGTCGCCCCACGCATAGGAGTCCACCACCAGACGGATTCGGTCGGGGCGCCCCATGCTCGTCAAAATCCACATTACGCGATCCTCTCTGCTATCAGCATGGTGTCCATGGATAGTCCGCTACGGTTGAATTGCACCGACCCTCCAACGCTGGTGATGTCGCGCGCCAGCAGCAAGATCACCGCGGGATTTTGCACGATGCCGACCACCGTAATGCTGACCGGCGCATTCGCGACGCGAGACTGAGTTACCGAGCTCGCGATCGTGTTGGCCCCGTCAGTGACGCGAACGGAGAATTCAGCCGGTCCGATCGTGTCGAAGAGCGTCAGCGTCGCGGCAAATGTCCACGTTCCCTTGCCGCCCGTGTTCACCTGTAAGACATTGAATTCTGCTGCGGTGTTGTTGAGCGCCACGTCCGCCCCGAGCACCACCTGGTAGTTCGATAGCTTGGGGGCCGACGGATTCTCCAGGTTGAGCTTCGTGCCGTCGTAGAAGACCGTGGCCGGGACGCCCGCGCGCAACTCGCCACCGACCAGCGTGCTGCCCATCGTGAAGATGATCGACGATCCGGCAGAGTCCACCGTCAGGTTCGCCGGCCCCGTGTTGGTCTGCGAGGGCACGAAAGTGAAAACCTGACCGGTCGCGTAGGCCGGCAGCGGCAGTGCCGCGCACCGCGCCGTCAGCGTGTTCGTCCCGAGGGTGCTGGAGAGAGAGTTGAAAACCTGATTCTGAACCTGCGAGGCGATCGGGAAGTTCGCCGGCTGCGCCGCGGCGATGCCGCTCTGCACGACGCTGAAGTTGTTGTTCGCGTTGACCAGCGCCGCGTCCGTCAACGCCACCGCGTTGGCGTTTACCTGGTTCACGATCCAGTTCAGATCCGCCATCACCTGAACGGCGTCGGCGGTCGTCCCGTTGGTGAGCGTTACCGGCAGCGCGCCGACGATCAGCCGCGGACGGAAGAGGTCAGCGAACATTCACGTACCCCAGTTCCTTGTAGCGCGCAAAGAAGGTGCCGATCGCAACCGCGGTCGTCGCCGTCGTCGTGATGTAGATGGCGACCTTCTTGAAGACTAGCGGCGCCGTCCACGGCACGTTGTAGGTCGTCGGAATGTTGGTCGAGGAGGCCCACGCGAAGCCGCCCCACACGCCGCTTCCCCACAGCGTCCCGGCCGGCAGCACCGACACGATGCAGGAGTTGAGCGTGTTGCCCTGGTCGTCCTGCGCCGTGATCTGGTAGGAGGCCGCCCCCTGCGCGGAGGCGAGCTCGATCGTGGACTCGGCAACCGTGTGCATCTGCATGTCGCCGGTCTTGGGGAAGGTCGCCGTCAGCTCGGAGCACGCGTAGGCCACCCCCAGGTCGGTGAAGACCGAGCTTCCGCTGGGAGAGATCTCGCTCTTTATCAAGAGCGCCGGATTGTCGTTGGACACGATGACGAAGTAGTCCTCGAGCGCGCTCGTCCCGTTGTAGGGAAACGTGTGCGGCCCGTGCCAGCGCCGCTTGTGCTCGTCGAACCAGTAGTCGTTGACCGAGGTGACGCCGTTTATCGTCGTCTCCATCGAGATACGATATATCGTACTGTTGTACCCGGCGCACACGCGCGAGGGCGTCGTCACGTTGCTCCACGGCACGTGTAAATCCGGCTCGCTCTGCTGGCTGCTGGGCGTCACCGCGCGCAGCGTCCCGAAGGGGTCCACCACCATCGGCCCGGAGGTGGCCGCGAAATACACCCCGAGCGGCGAGAGCGCGATCGAGCGCGGCGACTTGGTGCCGAAGGAAAGCGAGATGAAGTTCTGCGCGAGCGTGCTGGTCACGGCATCCCCGGTTACCTGCCACACCTGGAACGCCTTGAACGCGAGGAGCGCCTGCACGATGCCGCTCGAGGTCGTCTGGATCGGCAACCCGGAGAGCGCGATCACGGCGGAGGCGTCCCCCAGCGTCAAGCGCTGCCCGGAGGAGGTGCGCGCCATCGAGAGGACGTCCGTGTACTCGACGCCATTGTTGACCGCGAAGTAGCCGCGGTTGCCGAAGTTCGCCACGGCGACCGGCGTCGCGGTGAGCCCGTTCGAGGTCGTGTCGCCCGCATTCCACGCCGGAGCGCCCGGAAGGGTTATGTCGAACCAGCCGAACTTTGTGCCACCGCCGGGGAATCCGGGGTGCGTCACGTAGATGAGGACGCCGACGCTCGCCATGGTGGGCGGGGTCCACTCGCCCGTGCCCGCTGGCGTCGTGGGCGTGTTCAGGTTCGTAATCCCCGACACCGGCAAAAAGGCCGCACTCGCGTGGTCGTAGGCGAATGGCTCGTCCTTGTTCGCGTTAAGGCCGCTCGAGATCATCCCGTAGGTGACACCGGCGATGGTCGCGTGCACCGATATGATCCCCGGGGTAACGAAGGAGGAGAAGTCGGTGATCTGAGACACGCCCGGTCGCGACTGCATGATCTCCGGGTTCCCCTGGTCGAAGACGAGATTCGACAGCAGGCGGCACGCGCCCGGAAACTTGTCCGTGGCGTCGTAGGCATCCGAGAGCCCGCGCGCGGTCAGGCGAACCGGGAACTGTTTCTGGGAGATCGGCAACTTACCGGGTCTTCAAAATGGGTTGAGTTTTATCGGCCGTATCTTGTTGTTGATCCGGAAGCGCCTCGGGTCCAGACCAATGTCATGAACAACCTGCTGCTCGTCACCTTCCATGATGAGGTGAATGCGCAGCATCCCTTCGCAGTCTCTTTTGAATTGCTCCTGCCGCTGGTCGTCGGTCAGCTTCATCAGGCGCAGCGCGGTGGCCGCGACGAGATAGTCCTGGTCCTGAAACCACGGCACCGTGCTCGACGATTCCGGTGTCGCGATGTCCGCCATGTTGATCATGTAGCGGTGCGTGAGCGACAGCGCGGAGGTCGTCTGCGGGAAAATGAAGAGAGATCCCTGCCCCTGCGTCTGCTGCGCCGTCAGGTCGGTCGCATAGCAGTACGGGTAGTTCGCTATCGACGGGTCTTTGAAAATCTGGTCGTAGTTCTTCTGCGAGATCGGGAAGAGAAAGTACGGGAAATTGTTGACCGTGTAGAAAAGGTCGTACGTGCGCAGGTAGTTCGCGGGGAGAAGGAACGGCCCGTTAACGCCGGAGGAGACCGCGATCGTCTCCTCCTGTCGCAGCATCTTGAGATCCCTGTGCAGACAGAGATCGTTCAGCGCGAGGTTAAGGTCCTGTCCGCCCTGCTGCGTGAATCCGGGGCAGTGCGCGATCTGGCACGCCTTTGTGACGATCTGGGCTGCGGTCAGTGGCACACATCACCCGATACCAGCCCGGCGCTTCGCCTCCGCGATCGCCTGCTTTCCCTTCTCGATGTCCTCGTTCGCCTTCGCGAGGTTGACGCGCAGGTTCTTGATCGTCATCTGGTCCTGCGAGGAGAGCTTGTCGCCCGCCTGCTGGCGCCCCTCGAGATCGGAGAGCACGTCGCGCGCCTGCTCGAGCGCCTTGATCTTCTGCTCGCGCGCCGCCTCGAGCTCCGGGATCTCGCAGCGCGCGCGCTGGCGCTCGATGCGCTCCTGGATGTGGTCCAGGCGAGAGTCAACGGATTCCGGCGTGTCGTCGGAGTAGACGTAGGCCGAGAACTGGATCTGGCGCTGGTTGGGAAGCTGCGCCGAGAGGTTGAAGTTCCCCATGGCAAGCCGCCCCTCGTCGGGGGCGGCAGGCTTGCGAAAGGGCCAGAATCGGGGCAGGCGCATCAGTTGATCCGGCCGCCGACCTTGCCGCTGAAGGTCGCGTTGCTGGGCTTGCGGTAGGCGTTCTCGTTCATGCCGAACACGCTCGCCTCGTGCGCTTCCAGGCGGTGCACGATGTCCTTCACCACGCGCACCTGGTCGATGTCGAGCTCGTAGGTGAGCCCGTGCTGCAGCATTTCACCGTTGAGCAGGATCTGCACGCCGCCTACGGGCGGCATGTCGATCTTCACCATGAAGGTCGGGAGATCGACCGCTGACCACTCCTGGTCGTCCTCGTCTTTTTCCCACGGGCGAGCGGCCTTTTTCCTCTTGACCGTGCGCCCGGTCGGAATCGCCTCCGAGCCCCAGGAGAAGAAGGCGGCGCGGCGAGCGGACTCGTCGCCCGCGGACTCGGCCACCTTGAGGGCGGCATTCAGGCGCGATACTTCAGCCTGGAGCGCGGCTAGTTGTTCGTCCTTCGAGAGTTCAGCGGGTTGTTGCGCCATGGCCGGTTACGAGGTCACGGTGCCGGCGTTATATCCCGGCGTGAAGGCGCTGCTGGACTCGATCCGCATGAAGAACGCCTGATTGAGAATGATCGAGCCGTAGAAGACCTTCCAGCTCACGACGCGCGTCTGGTTCAGCGGGTCGCTCTTGTCGGCGCCGGTCAGGTAGTTGAACTCCGGATTCTCCAGGAGCACCTGGCCGTAGGAGTGGTTTCCGATGACGAGCGTCGGGAAGACCGAAACCCCGGTCGCGGGCGCGGCAGGCGGGGTCTGCGCGGCGCCGATGCCGGTGATGACCACCGTCGAGCCGGAGGCGAGTTGCGTCGCCTGCCCGGCGAGC